GATGGATACATTATTTAATGATTATCCAGCTTATAAAAATCAATCTGGGCCGTATATTGGTGAAGTTAGCGCATTAAATGAGCAGTCATTAAATGGTTCTAATTCTGATGTTGACAATTATGGTATGGAGTTAATTGGGTACTTCTATGTTCCAACAGTTGGTGGCGACGGTAAATCATTTGTAAAAGACATATACGAAATTGGAACTGCTACTGGCCTATACGAAATTATAAAAATTGGAGACACTGGTCAATGGAGCGGATTAGGATTCACTGGTTTAAATGGTGCGGCTATAGTTCCTAGAGTTGGGTCTACATTTTATAAAAATTCAACCCAAGGAACAGGCAATGGCAGAGTAATGTTGGTGGGAGCATATGAATTTAAACTTGATTCAGATGATGCTTCAGATTTATATATAGATTCAACTTTGGCAAGCGCATATTATAGTGGGCATGGAATGTTTTCTGGTTTTGCGAATCCTCCTTGGGTTCAAAAACCATCTAATGCAGAAATTGCGGCTTTAAATTCTTCAACGACGACATTGTATTTGACAGCCGGTTATCACCGTTTATTAGCTAGAGTTCAAGATTTAAGAGGTAGCGAAGGAATCAGCATATATTATAGATACGACACAAATAGAGATGGTGTTTTTTCTGATTGGCAATCTGTTCCAAAAGAAAAATTATTTCACGGGTTTCCTGATCCAAGTACCCCCAAAAATCAAAAGTTTTCAGATATAGGTAAAAGAGTATTAGATGTGTCGTCAATGATTGCTGGTGAAGAATATAAAATACATTCATTAGATTCAACCAATTGGACTTCAATTGGCTCTCCGATAAATAATATCCAAAGCGTTTTTGTTCAAAAACTCAACATCAGCAACTGGCACAGGAAAGGTCGTCGAAGATTTTATAACATACTCTGAAGAAAAATCTTCCGATTCTAATAGAATTGTGAGATTTATTGCGGAGCGCCCAGAATTGAGCGGAGCAAAATCAAGTGGATATTCTTCTTATAAGGCTAGATACAGATGTAAAGTTAATATAAATAATAAACAAACATTGTATTCTGCTCCCGTGAAAATAAACGTTCAATTCCTATCTACATCAACTACATTTAAAGGAATTGGCAACCCAGTTCTTTCTCAAAAAGTTCAGACCGCCTAATGAAAATTTTAAATCCATATAGATTTTATAAAGGCAAAGGTGGTGGAGATAAAGCGCCAATTCCAGCTTTAGTCGCTCCAGCCGATCAAACTTTGTTGAAGTCTATCTCTATTTCAGAGTCTGTCGATTTGCTTTGCGAAGGGCCTAATTTATGGATTAGTTGATCAATTTGGCAAAAAAGTTTACGGTCTTGATATGTTAAAGGGAATTTATTTAAATAAAGTTCCTGTCATGAACTATGATGGAAAATATAATTTTAGAAGCGTAGTAATGGAAATAAACCTCGGAACTGAAAATCAAAAACCTTTGGAGAACTTCAAAAATGTTTATATATTGGAAGCCAGCTAGTTTTAAATTACTAGGCCCAATAGTCGTTAATAATGCTGGAATAGCAGGATCTCCAGACCATAGACAAGATCCAAACAATGGTTCCATAAGAGATTTTACAGGTTGGGCAACTGGCTGGCCTACAGAAGCTAAAGATCCATTTGTATACACGCATCATATAAAAAATAAAGATGTCAAAAAAATTAGATTAAGTTTAATTATTGAATCTTTATTTGATACAGTTGATAAAGGTTCTGGTCCTGGGCAGCAAGGCAAAATGGGCATGAACAGATCAACAGATTTAAGAATATCTGTAACTTGTGGAGTTGAAGGCAGCAACAAAATAATTGTAAAAGAATATTCTATATTTGGAACAGTTACAAGCCCATATGCCTGTATGCTTGGAGAACCACTTGGTCAATTCAATTCAGCATCTTACGTTGGTTCTGCTTCTTCGACAGGTGGAGCCGTATTGAATACAAATTCAATAGTAGCTGGAAGTAGAGGCGCAAGATTAGTGGGAGTATCTGGGGATACAGTTTTAGCTGACGTTATAACCAAAGTACAAGAGGTCTAATATGCCATTACAAAAAACATATGAGGAGGTTATGGCTTCCCAAATTAATCCTAGAAATTATTCTGCGGTATTGCCTATTATATATAATTTAAGAAAGCGTGAAAAGAAAGACTATTTTCCATCCGCTCCAGAAAGAATTATTTATAGTCCTGGTGTAGTTGGAGATGGAGCAGCCGCAGTGTTCAATACAATATCTAATTCAAGTTGTGCAAGAGGTGGGACTATAACATTAAGTGGAACAGCTACTTATTTGTTAAGCGGAGGAGGCTCACACATTACTAAACCAGCAACAATGGTTGTTGCTCAGATTGATGTGGGTTTACAAAATGTAGATAAAAATTTAATTCCTTATCAAGTTTATGCAACTGGATCTGAAATTTCAGTAAATGGAGTTGGACAGTTTTCTTTTGTTATCCCAGCGGAGGTAACACAACAATTAAGTATTGGTACACACTATGTTTATATAGATGCTGCGTCTCCAGATAACGCTCCAGTAAGATTGTCTGCCAGTTCAACTCCAAGTGATCCAAGGGAAAAATTTTGGTACACAAGGACATTTACAATAACAGGTTAAAATTTATTATAATATAATGACTCCAAACGGCGACAATACAGAAGACGACACAATTGATACAAATATTGTTAGTCAAGCTGGGCTAATTACATCAAACGAACTTGTTCTTCCAGATTCGGAAAATGGAAGAGATAGATACATTACTATAGAAAAGAGAAGTCCAGAAACTATTTCACCTTTGGTAAAAAGAGATGTTTCATTAGATGGAATATATGAAGTTGTAGACAGAAACTTTTCTTATCCATTAACCGCGCATGTTGGATTAAAATTTGATTCTAGAACATTTAGCAGTATCCCAGAAAGACAGTATGATGTTAAAATGAAGAAGGTTAAAGTGCCTTCTAACTATTTTCCTCTTGGTGGTAATGGTTTAGATAGGAGATATGTTTTTGCAAATCCAGATTATCCTGCAAATCCAAATACTCTTGATGTTATATTCATGGTTGACCAAAACATGAATGAACGAAGCAGAAAATTATTAAGAAGAAATTTAAAAGAGTTTATCTTTAAACTTGTTTCTGGCTATACTAATGTAAGATTTTCTATATGGCAAACAGCAGCAAATAATACTAATTTCATTGTTAATGAAGCAACAAAAGAGACCATAAATAATTTTACATATTATTCTTCAAGTAACTTTTCTGAGATGGAGACGCCAGATTCTTACCGGCGCAAATCAAACAAATTTAATTAAATTACTTGACGATGCCCTAGCAGCATCTCCTTTATCGCCTACAGTCGATCCTTCAGAAACAAGTATTGCGAATTTCTTTTTTAGAAAAACCCAATTTAGTATAACGGATGAAGTCGGTAAAGCTGGAGAAGAAGCTGTAACAGAAAAACTTTGGGTCAATACTGTTAGAAAGGTTATATATTTTTCTGGTCATATCCCAGAAGTAATGGCTCCAGAAACTTATCAAATCTCATTGAACAGAGCGAGAGAGGCTGGAATTCAATTTTATTATCTCCACGCTGATCCTGATTTTTCTGGCACTAGAACTTTAAGGGAATTAGCTGAAGACACTGGAGGTGCAAAATTTAATCTCGCCAGCGATTCTGATATAAAGTTACAACAATTCTGCGATAGAAACTTTTATGATAGTAATAAAATTTATTAACGGAGATTGGGATGGCACATTTAAATTAGCTTGGACAGATAATCCAGCTTGGATTTTATATGATATTGTCACTGATTATAATTATGGTCTTGGTAATTATATTGACAACAGTTCAATAGATAAATGGACTTTATATGATATTGGTAGATATTGTGACGCCGTAGATGATGATGGCAGATTTAGAGGCGTTCCTGATGGCAAGGGCGGTCTTGAGCCAAGATATACATGCAATATTATTTATTATAATAAAGACGAAGCATACAATATCCTTAAAGATGTTGCGGCAATATTTAAAGGAATTATATATTGGAACACTGAAGGTTTTTCATTCTTCGCTGACAAGAAAAAAGATCCAATCATTTATTTTGCCAATGTTAATGTTAAAGATGGAGCATTTGTATATACTGAAACAGCTAAAAACAAAAGATACACAAGTGTAGAAATAACTTACAACGATAAGTACGATGACTTTAAAACTAAAGTTGAATTCATTGAAGATGTCGATGGAATAAGAAATTTTGGTTTAAATCCATTTAAAGTTAATGCTGCTGGCTGCACTTCACGATCAGAAGCAAGACGAATTGGTAGATATATTATATGCAGTTCAATGTTTGAATCTGATACCGTTACATTTACTGCGGGATTAGAGGGCGCATATC